TGGGTGACCCGGGACAAATCATTTGCCCTTTCGTATCTACATAGGGCTAGTACACTTAGTAGTCCAGATGAGATTTTTCCCTTTATTCTTTACTGGCGTGGACAAGCCGCTGGGCCGAATGAGACGAAACAGCGAGTGGTTAGTGGAGCAGATCATGCGGAGACAATTTATGGTGCTACGTTATTGTATCCAATGTTAGATGCCTTACGATCACTAAAAGGCTTTTCTGCCTGGCAGGGCGATGTGTATGTGGACGAGTCCGTTACCGATCTGCTGCATGCCGCTCAGGGTAGGCGGATAATCTCAATGGATTACTCGGGCTTTGATCACTCATTAAGCAGACACTTGCTTGATAGGGTGGATCGTGTCATGTCGACATGGTTTCAAGAGCCCGGACCAACCCGCGTGCAGGTGCTCGCCCAAGTTAGGAACAGTATACCTATTGTAGTCCCTTGGGAGTTGATGTGGCTGCATAAGGACGGGGGGATGCCTAGTGGCAGTGTCTTGACCAATATGGTCGACACATTGGCTAATCTCATAGCCGGAGTGTACGTTGGCATCCGCAGTCGACGGGAATTGATTAGGTATGAGGTATTGGGAGATGACAGCGTATTCCTATTTCAGGATGACGTCGACCCTGAGGAGATCAGTGAGCTGGTCAGTGAGCTAGGTTTGGAGAGCAATCCAGATAAACAGTTTATCTCTCTACGCTCAGTGCATTATCTGCAAAGGTGGCATAGTCTAGACTACGTGAAGGATGGGCTGTGTCGAGGGGTGCGATCACCCTTTCGGGCGTTACCAGGGATAACAGGGTATGAGAGATTTCGTGCTGACTGGAATAAATATCTAGATTCAGCACGCTGGATTATGCAATTCGAGAATTTAAAGAATCATTGGGCCTTTGACAAATTAGTGATGTGGCTACGCGATAATGATATGTTGCTGAGGAGTGGTATGGATCCGGCTAACATTTTCAAGCGTGCTGGTGGGGCGGAAGTGATTAGGTCCACCCTAAACATCGCTAGTTTCCCCTTCAATGTCCAAAATCCTGAGCACGTGGATAACTTTGAGACTACACGGTTACTGCGTAGCTTAGACTAATCAAGTAAGGGTGACTATTG